TGAATTAGATGATGGAACAACCGGAGATACAGCGTGGTCTTGTGCAGTTACAGGACCAGTAGATGGTGTTTTAGTTCTTCAATATATATGGTGCAATTTAATAGAACCCGACGTAACTATTGCTACAAGTTGGTTTAAGTCTGCATCACATTTTTCAGGTAATTATTCAGATTCTGAAAAAAGTTGGATTGTTGATGATATCCCAACAGCAGAAGAACAGGCACACATTGCAACAAATCTTCCTGGATTAGACTCAGCAATATTAACTAGATTAAATGCTGGTAATAGTACTAGAACTCCAGATGGTGATGCAATTCTTGATGAAAATATGTTAGCAACTAAAAATGCCGATAATTATTATATATTATGGGCTGGATCAACTGCAGGTTATTGGAATGTTGGTGAAGATGATAACTTTTGGAGAAGTACTCAAGTTGCCACTAAGAGAGACTCAGTTCAAATTGACGGTGAAGATTATTCATTGTCAGACGGTGAGTGGCCACCAGTATTTGCCGGTACAACATTAACAATGACTCAAGAGTTAACACCACCAACTATAAAGTGGAATGCTGGTGCAACTCCAGAATAACCACAAATTTTTAATAAATTTTAAAGAAGCCTGTTATCAACAGGCTTTTTTTATGGCTAGACAATGAGTTTTTAAGTTATTGATTTCATTGAAATTCTTTGTAAGTCATTGATTTATAAAGACTTTTAAAGCCAAAAAGAGGTTGACAAATCGGTTAGGTTCGTCTATAATCGTATTTGTAATCTTGAAAAACTAGGAGAAAATCGTGGAAATACAAAATACAACATTGTATCGTATCGTAAATAAGAATCAGGAATTAATGGTTCAATTTACTGATATCGATTCTTGTACAAATTATATTAGAAATAAAGCCAATCAAAAATACGGCTATTCCTTAGATGAAATTAAATCCTGGGCAGTTCAGGAAATTCAACAAGGAGGCGTATTATGACACGGGCAATTAAATTTAAGAAAAAGGGCGTAGAAACTGATGCCGAAGTAATAGAACGTATCAGTACCCGATTTCAAATCTTAGACGATATGACCAAGGCCGCAATTCGTGGCGATATTAGAGCAATGATAGTACAAGGCCCTCCGGGTGTTGGAAAATCATTTGGTGTTGAACAGCAACTCGAAAGAGCTAGTCTGCTAGACACTGTAGCTAGTAGACCGAAGCCTTATGATATTGTTAAAGGTGCTATGAGTGCAATAGGTCTTTATTGTAAACTTTATCATTATGCCCACAAGGATAATATATTAATATTTGACGATTGTGATAGTGTATTACAAGACGAACTTAGTCTTAATATATTAAAGGCGGCACTAGATAGTAAACGTAAACGCCGTATTTGTTGGAATACTGATAGTTATAAACTTCGTAATGAAGGTGTGCCTGATATGTTTTATTTCGAAGGCTCTGCCATTTTTATAACTAATATTAAGTTCAGCAATATTAAGAGTAAAAAACTTAAAGATCATCTTTCGGCGATTAGTAGTCGTTGTCATTATGTAGATTTAACACTCGATACAAATAGAGAGTTATTATTACGTATTAAGCAAATTGCCGGAACAGGTGCATTATTTGCCAATTATCCAGATCTTACACCAGAGAACCATAATCAGATTATTAACTTTATGGAAGACAATCAAGATAAGTTACAGGAAGTTAGTTTGCGTATGGCACTCAAAATTGCAGATTTGTTTAAAGTGTCCGAAACAAATTGGGAACAATTGGCTCTTGCCACCTGCGTTAAGAGATAGTTCAAAGTCTGGTAGTTTTACTCCTAATTTTTCTGCCAGCAGGAAGAGTATGTCACCAAAGTGGCATACTTTTTCTTTATTATATAGTATAATAAACTTATGCCAAAATGTAGAATAATAGTTCAAGACGAAGTTAATATTAAGATCGAAGGTTTAGCCCTTGATGTTCGTAAAAAATTAACCAATCAATTTAAGTTTGAATTACCGTATGCTCGATATATGCCAGCAGTCCGATTAGGACGTTGGGATGGCAAAGTAGCATTTTTTAATTTAGGTGGAAGTACCTATACCAATTTATTACCCGAAATAGTTTCTACACTAGAAGATTATAACTATGACATTGAATTAGAAGATTTAAGAAAGTATAGAACTCAATTTGAGTTTGATAGAGTAACAATGGATAGTTATAGTAATATGAAATGGCCAAAAGGACACCCGGTTGCTGGAGACCCTATTATACTACGAGATTATCAAGTTGAAATAATTAATAAGTTTTTTGAAAATCCACAATGTATACAAGAAGTGGCTACTGGCGCCGGCAAAACTTTAGTTACAGCAGTATTAAGTCATAGATGTGAACAGTATGGTCGCACCATTGTAATTGTACCTAATAAATCATTAGTTACACAAACAGAAGAAGATTATATAAGCCTTGGACTTGATGTGGGTGTTTATTATGGCGATAGAAAAGAGTTTGGATATACTCATACTATTTGCACATGGCAAAGTTTAAATGTTTTATTAAAAAATACAAAAAATAAAAAGGTGGATATAAGTATTGGTGAATTTATTGAGGATGTTGTTTGTGTACAGGTGGACGAAGTTCATACAGTCAAAGCAGATGCACTTAAAACTTTATTAACACAGGTTATGGGTCACATACCCATACGCTGGGGGTTAACTGGTACGGTACCCAAGGAAGATTATAATTTTATAAGTCTTAAATGTAGTTTAGGAGATGTTTTGGGCAGACTTAGTGCCAGCGAATTACAAGAACAGGGTATATTAGCAAACTGTCATGTTAATATAATACAATTACTTGATCATGTAGAGCATAGAAGTTATCAAGAGGAATTAAAATATCTATTAGAAACAAAAGACCGGATTGAATATATTGCAGGGTTAATAGAGAAAATTAAAGAGGCAGGTAATACATTAGTGTTGATAGATAGGGTAAAACCCGGTCAAACATTAGCCGGATTAATCAAGGGTGCAGTATTTGTAAGTGGAGGAACAAAAACAAATGAAAGAAAAGAACAGTATGATGACGTTGCCATTAGTGATGATAAGGTTATTGTTGCTACCTATGGTGTTGCTAGTGTTGGTATTAATATACCTCGTATTTTTAATCTTGTGCTTATTGAACCTGGTAAGTCATTCGTTAGGGTTATTCAGTCTATCGGTCGTGGAATTCGTAAAGCCGAAGATAAAGATTTTGTTCAAATCTGGGATATAACATCAACATGTAAATTTGCAAAAAGGCATATAACAAAACGTAAGCATTTTTATAGAGATGCCGAGTATCCATTTACAGTTGAAAAAACAAATTGGCAAGTATAAAACTTTACATTTTATCTTAAGGATGTTATAGTACGATTATGAGAATATTAACATTAGAAAATAACAGGGCGTATGATTTAGATACGTTACCAGAAGAAATAGATGATTTAAGATTTAGTATATTAGATAATTCAGATCCAATAATTCCTGATTATTTTTTTATACCTCTTATTTTTTTAGAGAGTTTTAATAGTCCGGCATTAGTATTACGTATTGGTACACATATATTAAAAATGCCCATTGATTGGCAAATATTAATAGGTGAACCCGATTGTGGCAATTTAGAAGTATTACCTTTAACAGCTATTAATGATAGAGGTTTTAAAGCATTTCAATATAATCCAATAAGTGGGTTTAGACCAGAATTTTGTGATATCGAAATAATAAATGTTTATCATGATGTATCTTGGTATGCCCCTAAATTAAAAAATGGTCAACTGTTATGTGTACCAATAAACGATGAAAAGGAACCACCATGTGTTTATTTTGTAAGAGATATTAGTAGGAATTGTGAAGTAATAGAATATGAAAAGGCAACACCGGGTTGAGTAAGAACCAAGACCCATTACATATTAGTAACGAAATGGCTGCATTTGATCGTAAAGATCGAGCGTATTATGATAAGTTTACCGATGAGCAACTTAAAAAGTTTTCTACGTACTTAATGTTACGTTATGGGGCATCAGTAACTGGTGATATTACATTACAGTCTTATTATTTAATGGCTACAAATCAACGAGTGAATAAACATTTTTTTGATCTTAATAGGCATCCTAAGTTACAATGGTTAATGTGTACATCGGTTAGTCCGGGCATGGGTAATAAATATCATTATTGGTTACCTGCAAAGAAGAAAGTTGGTGCTAGTACTAATAAGTTAATAAAATTTGTTAGAGAAATTTGGCCTAATCTCAAAGAAGATGAGCTCGAAATGATAATTACTCTAAACGACAAGAAAGAACTTAAACAATTGGCAAAAGAGCATGGCTGGAACGATAAACAAATTAAAACAGACCTATAAGTGTAAATATTGTGAGCGTGAATTTGCACGTGAAAGCACCCTTGACGTACATGTTTGTGAACAGAAAAAAAGATTCCAACATAAAAATGACCCCGGAAATCGTATTGGATTTCAAAATTACCTTAAATTTTACGAAGTAACGCAGGGTAGTGCCAAGACTAAAACATTTGATGATTTTGCAACATCAGCATATTATAAAGCATTTGTTAAGTATGGAAATTATTGTGTAAATTCAAAAGTAATTAATATAACAAGATATACCGAATGGTTATTAAAAAATAACAAGAAAATTGATCATTGGCATCACGATAATTTATACGAAGAATTTTTACATGAATATTTGTTTAGAGAAAATAGTTCTGATGCATTAACAAGAGCATTACAAAATAGTATTGAGTGGGCAAAGCAAACAGGAAATCCAAGTGAACATTTTTTAAGATTTGGTAACCCAAATCAAATATGTCATTTAATACAATCAGGTCAGATAAGTGGTTGGGTAGTATTTAATTCAGATAGTGGACATGAATTTTTAGAAAGTTTAAATTCAGAACAGTTGGCTATTATATTTGATTATATTAATCCAGATCATTGGCAGAAAATATTCGGAGATTATCCTGGCGATGCAGAATATGTTAAAGAAATGTGTCGACAAGCTGGGTGGTAAAATATATGAAGAAAACAGATATTGATATAGATTTTGCAGACAGAGAGAAAATATTAAAATTAATAGATTGTGTTCCGGCAATGCAAATAAAAGATAATGAGGTACGTAAGCATAATAGTGGTATATATGTTACCGCTATACCATACGACCCTATTAATGATTGTGCTAGTATAGATTATAAATCTGCAGAAGAACGTGGTTATTTTAAATTAGATTTTTTAAATGTTAATGTTTATAAATTAATAAAAGATGAAGAACATTATCAAAAAATATTAGAGCAAGAGCCGCCGTGGGAACGTTTAAAAGAAAAAGAATTTGTTGAGAAAATTATACATATTAGTAATCATTATAATCTTATTAAAAATATGGAAGTTAATAGCATTACAAGAATGGCAATGTTTTTAGCAGTAATTCGCCCCGGTAAACGACATTTATTAGGCCAAAAATGGGGCAAAATTGCCGACGATATTTGGAGCATACCAGATGACGAATCTTATTATTTTAAGAAAAGTCATTCAATTAGTTACGCAGTATTAGTTGCCTTACATATGAATCTTATTAATGAAAAAGAAAGTTTATCTACATAATAAAAGTTTATTAAGGGAATTCCTTAAAGACGCCAAAACGTATACCTCTGAAGAATTCAAGGACCTTCCAGAGGATGCTTTAGTTATAACTCCGATTGGGTATACCAGTCCTCTAGATCGGCATGATATGAAAAATGTTAAATTTGAAATGGTCTTGGAAAATCTTTATGAAGGATCTAGCACGTTAATTAGATTATTATATGATTTTGGATTTTTAAAATCAGTATTAAGAGGCGATTGCCCTGTAATTTGTTCTGGTGAGGCCCCCGAACAATGTACTGCTCTTAATATCAATTATTTCTTATATAAAACTGGTCAAGCAAATTTACATAATAGAGATTATAAAATAAAAATTACTGAAAAACCTTATACATTTCTTTGTCTAAATAATAGACCAAGACCACATAGAACAAAGTTACTAGAATATTTAGACTCTTTTAATTTATTAGATAATGCCTTATGGTCCAATCTTTTATTAAATAATTCTGAGACTGGCGAAATAGTACGACTTCCTAAAGAATTTGATATGCCAGAACTTAATAGTAGTGAAAATATATCATTAAGATTAATGGAATGGGATCAATGGTTAGCCGGACCCGCTGTACCTAAACAATATGATAATACATATTTTAGTGTAATCGCAGAATCAACAATAAAACATAGATATAGTTTTTTTACAGAAAAAGTATATAAACCTATAATTATGGGTCATCCATTTATGATATTAGCTAGTAAAAATTATTATCCTGATCTTCGGAAAATATTCCAAACATTTGAACCGTATATAGATGAAGTTTTTTCTATACATAATGATTGGAAATCGCGTACTTCGGCAGTAGTCAGAGAAATTGATAGGTTAGTTTATGATCGTAATTTGGTAAATTTTTTAAAAAATGTTAATCCAATATGTAGAGAAAATCAGGAAAGATTTTGGAAATTATATGATGAATATCCTCAAACTACAGAAATAAAATTAAGAAAATATCTTAGTCAACTCGGCGGACAAGTGTGATAGATTTGCGTTTGGTGCGTTTTTTAGTTAACTCGGATAAACTAGTGCAAGGACCATATAATATTTCTAAATCTTTATTAATAAATGTTTGTAGATATGGTTTAAATTTAACCCATTCATCACGTAAAAATATATTGATTGGTATAGATCTATTAGATTCCCACCACCAAACATTAGCTAATTCAACAAAGCGACGTTTGAGTATAGGGTCAATGATACGCCCATAATCGTAAAACGTGGTTACGATAGCATCCTGGTTCTGAATTATTCCAACATATTCGACATTGGCATACATGCACACCGTTACAAACGGGTACTTTTCAGATAATTGATAAAAGAAGTCATTAGCCATATAAATACAATTATGTTTTCAACGCAAATATATTTATATGATCAGACACAAACGGTATTATTAAATGATACTAGTAGTGACACAGCAACAGTGAGGTGGCAACCAGTGTATTCAAAGAATTTAAAAATATCAAAA